CCACCCCGCCGGCCGCTCCGTTCGCCGACATCGAAGCCATGCTCTCCGCCGCGTGCATGGGCATGTTCGCCAACGTCCTCGCCACCCCCGCGGCCGGCGCCCCCTTTGCCGCCCAGCTCGACCCCGTCGACCGCAACGCCTTCGACGCCGCCATCGTCGGCGACTACCGCCTGCGCTACCTCACCGCCGCCGCCACGCTGGCCGAAGGCGACGAGATCACGCTCGACGGCCCGCTCGCCGGCCCCTACAGCGTCGCCAGCACCCCCGAGCGCCTCAACGCGCACGACTCGGTCGTGCAACTCGTGCGCCTGTATGCAGGGGAGGGTGGCTGATGTTCGCCACCCTCGAAGCCTCGCTGATCGACCAGATCGACGGCGCCGTGCTCGGCGCCCCGATCTTCGGCTCGCTCGACGTCAAGCCGCGCATCGGCGAGCCCGGCACGCCGGCCACCATCGTGCGCGTCGATTGGGGCGGCATACGGCCGCAGAGCCAGCACCCCGACGCGCTGCTGTTCGAGCACGTCTTCGCCGTCAGCGTACTCGTCAACGCCCCGCGCGTGCGCGCCGCCGACCGCCTCGTCGCGCTCGCCGGTGTCGAGACGCTGGTAAAGCGCCTCATCGCCTGGCGGCCCATCGACGAGCACACCCCGGCAGAGATCACCTACGCCGGCGCGCCCGAGGACGTCGACGGCCTGTGGCGCTACACCCTCACCCTCACCATCCCCGATAACCGCCTGCGGGCGGACAAGGAGTAACCACCATGCCCCGTGTATCTCTGACCCGCGGCTACAAGGGCAAAGGCCACGTCAGCCTGCGCCCGCTCGACGGCTCCGGCCGCAAGTTCCGCCTCGGCAACGTCATCGCCCTATCCGAGTCCATCGAAACCGATCGCCAGTCCCGCGAGGACTTCCAGGAGGCCGGCGGCGGCGAGCTCGACGTCGTCGAATCCGTCACCTCGGTCACCGCCGAGCTGCAGGTCAACGACATCAAGCCCGAGACGCTCGCCATCGGCCTGCGCGGCAGCGCGCAGCACCTGGCCGCCGCCGCCGTCAGCGACGAAGCGCAGCAGGCCTGGTCCGGCGAGCGCGTCACCTTCGCCTACATCCCCGACCCGGACCAGCCCGTCACCGTCGCCATCGCCGCCACCGAAGCCTGGCAGGCCAGCACCGCCTACGCCCTCGGCGACCTCGTGCTCGACACCGACAAGGCCTACCTCGTCACCGTCGCCGGCACCTCCGCCGGCACCGAGCCCACGTGGCCGACCACCGCCGGGCAGACGGTCGAAGACGGCACCGTCACCTGGCGTTGCCTCGGCGCGCCCGCCCTGGTGCAAGACACGCACTACGCCCGCACACCGCAGGGCGTGCGCTTCATCGCCGGCGGCGACGGCCTCTTCATCGGCGACGCGGCCCTGCCCATCACCGTCGGCTACACCCGCAACCCGCAGTACGTCATCCAGGCGCTGGTCAACTCCGGCACCGAGTACGAAGTCATCTTCGACGGCTTGAACGAAGTCGACTCCGGCAACCCGTTCGTCGGCCGCTACTTCCGCGGCAAGTTCTCGCCGACCTCCGGCTTCAGCCGCATCAGCAGCGAGTTCGGCGTCATGACGCTGACCATGACCGTGCTGAAGGACGAAAACCGCGTCGGCACGGGCCTGAGCCAGTACATGGAATTCCTCATGATCTGACGCCCAGCCCGCAGACCAGGGCAGTTTTCAAGCAATCCTTGACGACTGCCCGAGCCTGCCGACTGGCCCCACCGACCCGCCGACACCCGACCTCGCACCCGCACCGTGGCCGCCAAAGACACCGTCACCCGCATACTGATTACCGCCAAGGACGAGGCCTCCGGGGTCTTCTCGTCCCTGCAGGCGCACGCGGGCAAGATCGCGGCGGCCGTCGCCGGCTACTTCGGCGCGCGCCTCTTCGGCGACAGCGTCAAGGCCGCCAACGAGCTCGACGTGCAGATGCGCAAGCTCGAGGCCACCGTCGCAGCCACCGGCGGCGCCGCCGGCCTCACTGCCGAAGAAATCGACGCCATGGCGCGCCGGCTCGATGAGGCCACGCTCGGCAGCGCCGCCGGCTTCCGCGACGCCGCCGCGCAGCTCCTCACCTTCAAGTCGGTCGGCAAGGACAGCTTCGAGACCACCCTCAAGCTTGCGCAAGACCTCGCCCAGGCCGGATTCGGCACCCTCGAATCCAACGTCGTGCAGCTCGGCAAGGCGCTCGAAGACCCCGTAAAGGGCCTGACCGCGCTTACCCGCTCCGGCGTCACCTTCAGCGAAGAGCAGCAGGTTCTCATCAAGTCCCTGGTCGAAACGGGCGAGCAGGCCAAGGCCCAGGGCCTCATCCTCGAAGCCGTCGCCGGCCAGGTCGGCGGCGTTGCCGAGGCTGCCGGCGGCGGACTCGCCGGCGCGCTCGACCTCGTCGGCAAGCGCTTCACCGACATCAAGGAGCAACTCGGCGCCGCCGTGCTGCCCGTCTTCCAGGAATTCAACAACCGCCTGGCAGACCTCTACAAGCGCCTGACCGACTCCGGCATCATCAGCCGCTTCGGCGAGACCATCGCCGTCGTGTTCGCGCGTGCGCAAGAAGCCTTTTTCAGTTTCTTCGACTCGTTCGACCTCGACGCCCTCATCGCCAAGATGCAGGGCTGGGCCACCGCGACACAAGAGACCGTCACGCAGTGGGCAGGCTATCTCACCACCGCAAGCGATGTCGCCAAGGTGGCATTCGGCGCCATCTCCACCGGTATCGAGACCATCAAGGCGGCATTTTTCGGCGTCTCGTCCGTCGTCGCCAGCTTCGTCGAGACGCTGCTCAACGGCTACGCCGCCATCCAGGACGGGCTGGCAAAGATCACATTCGGCGACGTCTCCGCGCGCTTCACCGCCTCCGCCAACGAGATCCGCGCGGCCGCCGACAGCTTCGGCCACTCCGCGCAAGTCAACGCCGACAAGGCCCGCGCCGCGCTCGATTCTGCCACCGAGTCCGGCCGCAATCTGCGCACCGCATTCGGCAACCTCATCGGCACCGCCGACGAAGCCGGCAAAGCCGTCGAGCACGTCGCCGAGCAGACCTTCACGCTGCAAAAGCACGCCCACCTCACCGCCGACCAGCTCGACAACATGGGCGAGGGCTTCGAGTACGTCGATGGCGCCGCCCGCGCCGCCGCCGGCGGCATCCAGGCCTCGGCCGCCGCCGCCGACACTGCCGGCGCCGATCTGCTAGCCGCCGAGCGCGCCGCCCTCGCGCTCGAGCAGGCCTACAAGGATCTCGGCATCACCTCGCAAAAGTCCTTGCAGGAAGCCGCCGACCGTGCCCGGCAGTCGTTCGAGACCATCCGCGCCAGCGGCACCGCCGCCCCGCGCGAAATACAGGCCGCATTCAGCGCCTACGCCGAGCGCGCCATCGCCGCAAACAACGGCGTCGCCAGCGCCGCCATCCAGTCCGAGGCGCAGATGCTCGGCCTCAAGCTCGAAGCCAACGACACCGGCAAAGTCATCGTCTCGTCCATGCTCGCCGCAGCCGAGGCCACCGGCGCCGTCGGCGACTCGGCCGACAAGTCGGCATCCTCCGTGCGCCGCCTGCGCGGCGAGCTCGCCGACCTGCAGGAGCAGCAGCAGAAAGGCGGGCAGGGCGGCGGCGACGGTGGCGGCGGCACCGGCGGCTACACCGACATTCCCGGCCTCGGCCAGCTGCGCAGCTTCTACGACCGCGCCGAGCAACTCGGCGGCGAAGCGCTACGCAAGCAGATGGAGGGCGTCTACAAGGAGCACACGCGCGTCTTCAACGGCCTGCCCGTCTCGTGGGAAACCTACTTCAAGACCATGTCAAAGGTCTTCGTCGACATGGAAACCCAGCTCGACGCCTTCGAGAAGAAGCAGCGCGACTCCGCACAGAACACCGCCGCAGCTGCCGCAACGACAGCAGCCCCCGCGCGCGGCGGCCGGAGCGTCCCCACGCCGTTCGGCAACGTCTCCACCGGCATGCAGCAAACCACCCGCCACGAAGTCGCCATCACCCTCCCGCGCGGCAGCACCACCACCGTGCAGACCGCCACCGCGCAAGACGCCACCGCGCTCACCGCCATCCTCCAGCAACTCGAAGCCGACATGATGAGGGCAAGCTGACATGCGCACCCACACCCTCGGCGCCATCGCCATCCCCGAAGACGTCTGGTGGACCGACGAATTCGCCTGGACCCCTGTCGAGCAGAGCACCACCCGCAGCCTTACCGGCGCCCGCATCGTGCAACTTGGCGTCAAGCAAGGCGGCCGCCCCATCACGCTGGAGAGCAACCCCCGCGGCGGCTGGGTCACGCGCGCCACCGTCGCCGCCCTGCAAGCCCAGCGCGCCACCCCCGGCGAGCAGATCACCCTCACCCTCGCCGACGGCCGCAGCTACACCGTCGAGCACGACCACACCCGCGAACTCCAGGCCGAGCCCATCCGCCCGGCCGCCGACCTCCACGACGCCAGCCACTACCGCGTCACGATCCCGCTGATCGAGGTTTGACCGACTCATGCCAATTCAAGAACAAAACATCGTCTTCGTCGAATCCCAGGTGATGGACGACGTCCCCGAAGGCGGCGGCGCCGCCACCGGCCGCGTCATCACCGACGGCGCCATGAACAACGTCTTCGAGGACATCAGCGACCTCGACCGCGCTTACGGCCGCTTCAACCTGCGCAAGATCGCGCTCGCCGTGCGCACGCTCAGCACCGACCTCTACGGCGGTGCCAAGTCGGTGCTGACCCAGCTCCCCGAAGACCCCGCCATCGCCTACACCCTTTTCGACACCGGCGACCCCTTCGACACCCGCCGCGCTGCCGCCGCCCGCGTCGAGGCCTACCTCTACAAAGGCCCGACATACCCCGGCTACCTGCTCGAAAACCACATCACCGGCATGCGCGCCATCAACGTGCTGCAGCGCGTGGGCACCGCCTTGCCGCCGATCGGCAAGACGCTCGTCCTGGTGCAGGACGAAGGCCTCGCCGGCGAGAAAGAGCAGTACGTGCGGGTGACCAAGGTCACCGTCACCGAAACCACCTTCACCGACAACATCGGCGACTACAGCCGCTGGGTCGTCACCCTCGACCTCTCCGACGCGCTGCGCTTCGACTTCACCGGCCACGCCGCCGCCCGCCACGAGTCCGCCTACAGCTACACCAACAAGGTGCGCATCCGCGACACCACCGTCGCCGACGCTACCCGCTACTACGGCGGCCAGCCGCTCAGCGCACCCGCCGCCATCGGCGACCTCACCGTGCGCGCGGCGTCCATGTTCGCGCAGCTCGTCCCCAGCGCGCAGACCGAGACCCCGCTGGTCAACCAGATCCTCGCCCCCGAGCTCACGCGCAGCGTGTCGGCCGGCGCGCGCGACGTCGACGTCGCCCAGCAGGCCCACACCCGCGCGCTCGCCGTCACCGTCGAGAATCGCCGCTTCAACTGGATCGAGACCCTCGCCCCGCTCCCCGCCGCCGCCGCGCTCACGGTGAGCTACCGCGCGCAAGGCAACTGGTACACGCTGACCGCCGACAACGCCGGCATCCTCGCCGGATCCGATCCGGCCATCGGCGCCGGCACCATCGACTACACCACCGGCGCGCTCGCCGTCACCCTCGGCGCGCTGCCCGACGCCGGCAGTCAGATCATGATCACCTGGGCGAGTCCGGTGCACTTCACCGTGCGCGCCGGCGCCACCGAGGACGCCGCCGACACGCTGCGCCTCGCCTACACGCTCGCGCACGCTCCGGTCGTGCCCGGCACGCATGTGGCCAGCTACCCGGTCGGCGGTGTCACGCGCACCACCAGCGACAGCGCCGGCGCGATCACCGGCACCGGCGTCTCCGGCACCATCAACTACGCCACCGGCGAGGTCGTGCTCAACTTCACCACGCCGCCCGACCGCGCCGCCCAGCTCGCCAACGCCTACACCTGGCGCGACGGCGCCGACCTCGTCGGCGGCGACTCGGCCGTGGTCGTCGGCGGCGAGATCGATCTTTCCGCGCTCGCGCCATTCCGCGGCCCCGGTGCGCTGCGCTTCAACCTCGCCGACGGCTCCAGCGTGGACGGCTACCTCGGCACCGGCGGCACGGTGTTCGTGGTGCAAGGCTATGGCGTGCTCAATCGCCGGTACCGGAGCGCGCAGGTGGGCGTCTACAACGCCACCACCGGCATCGTCACCATCTCCGCGCCGGTGCCCTACGTGCGCAACTGGTGGTCCAGCGGCGCCTGGACGCCGGGCGAGAAGGGCAGCACCGCCATCGTATCCGCCTGGGACATCCGCATCGAGAAAGACACCGAGGCCTACGACCCGCAGGCCGTCACCGGCGAGCAGATCAGCCCCTCGCAGATCGGCCTCACCCTCGACCTCACCGCCACCGTCGCCGACCCCGTCGTCGTCAACTCCCTGCGCCTGCGCGTCACCGGCAAGACCTACGACGACCGCAACGGCCTCCTGTACGCCGACATCGACCCGCAAACCGGCGTCGGCACCCCGGCCGGCAGCGTCGATTACGCCACCGGCGTCGCCACGCTCACCTGGTGGGCCGACAACACCGCCGCCGCCATCGCCGTCGACGCCTGCCTTACCCGCTACGGCTACTGGACAGCCATCGACGCCGCGTTCCGCACCCCGGTGAGCCCGATCAAGCCCGAAGCGCTCTCCATCGTCGCCGTCACCGAAGACGGCGAGCAGATCACCGCCTCGGCCGACGCCGACGGCATCATCGCCGGCACGTGGATGCGCGGCGCCGTCAACTACGAGTTCGGCACCGCCACCCTCGAATTCGGCCAGATGGACGGCGAAACCTGGACCCCGCGAGCCGTCGACCCCAGCACCATCCGCTACAACGCCGTCGCCTACTCCTACCTCCCCCTCGACGCCGACATCCTAGGCATCGACGCCGTGCGCCTGCCCGCCGACGGGCGCGTGCCCATCTACCGCCCCGGCGACGTCGTCATGGTCATGCACCCGGCCGAGACCGCCCCCACCGTGCC